GTACGTGAAAGATCCTAAAACAGGCAATGTTAAAAAAGTCAACTTCGGACACGGTGGTACAAGTGCGAAGAGACCAACCATGAGGATCAGGAAATCAAATCCAAAAGCGAGAAAATCATTCAGGGCGAGACACAACTGTGCCAACCCAGGACCAAAGACCAAAGCGAGATATTGGTCTTGCAGGAAGTGGTAACATGCAGATCCGTGAAGTAGTAGGAATCACAGAAGAAGAATTCGAACAACTAGCAGAGAAGAAAGACGCCTGCTATCATAAAGTGAAATCAAGATATAAAGTATGGCCATCGGCCTATGCCTCTGGTGCTCTAGTTCAGTGTCGTAAAAAAGGTGCGGCCAACTGGGGTAACAAGAGCAAAAAATGAGGGTATTCGAAGTAGCACATCTAGATCCCGAAGAACAGTACTGGCAGAATCCAGATCCTGACACCATGTGGCTGACGGACAAATTGATACTGGCAAGTAAAATGGGTTACAAGTGCGGACCTGCAGGCATAGACGTACCAGAATCAGGCGATTACATTGTGCGTCCTGTGGTCAATGCATACGGTCTAGGCATAGGTGCAGAGAAGATGTTCATCGAACAAACAACCACACACATACCGCCAGGATTTTTCTGGTGTGAATGGTTCGAAGGCAGACACCTGTCAGTGGATTACAAAGATGGTGAACAATCGCTCTGTGTGGAAGGATTCAAAAAGGAAAACACTTTCTTGAAATGGGATCGATGGGCGAGGACAATGGATGTGATGCCAATGCCAGAGCAGATACAAGATGCAGTATCAGGACATGATGTTGTGAACTGTGAATTTATCGGTGACAAACTGATAGAAGTGCACCTGCGACACAATCCAGACTTCGAAGGTGGCATAATGGAGTTCGTTCCGGTGTGGGAAGGTGATGACACCTCTCCCCCAAATGGGTATAAATACCGAGAGTATCCAGACGTACACGGAAGAATAGGGGCATTTGTAAGATGAGAATAAATGAATTACTAGAAGAACAGGCCAACTACGACAACTGGGATCACCAGGAATCGGCCGACTATTCCAAATATCTTGAAAAACATTTCGGATCGCCAGACGAATTCACAAACGAACAGACAGTTTGGCACAACATCGATGGGTTCAAAAGGGTTGTGTGCAGGGATGAATACATACTACACGGGTCTCCAGCACCACACTACGACTTCGTCTATTGTTACGTTGACCTAGAAGTGCCTGAAGACATGAGTGACGAACTGGCAAAATGTTCTGGAAGCATACTGATCGATCACCTTAAAAATGAGGTTGGTGCCAGATGTGGTTCACTGACAGCCAATGCCACTACACTTAATTTTGTAATGGATGTGGTTGCTGGACGTACAGAAGCAGTAAAAGACGAATACGAAAAAAGAATACTAGGCATGAAAGCCATGTTCGACAATGGCGAGAAATACGAATTGGATTGGTGGCCGGATGAGTCGGGCGATGCAGATCCAGGAAATGAATACTACAAAGAAGGTTACATCACTTTGGAAGGCACAAGATGTTGGAAAGGTTACACAAAGAAGGGCATGAAGACCATGTTCGGCAAACGTGTACCCAACTGCGTAAAAGCAGAAGATGTTCAAATAGGATCAGACGGCAACTTAATTTTTGCAGAAGGTCTAAATGAAAATTTAAAAAAATGGTTCAAGGACAAATGGGTGCGAATGGGCCCAAAAGGAAAGATCAGAGGATCATGTGGTGGTAAGAGCAAAGGTGAGGGGAAACCCAAATGCTTACCTGCCAAGAAAGCATACGCACTAGGTAAAAAAGGCCGGGCAAGTGCGGCGGCGAGGAAGAGAAGAAAAGATCCCAATCCCAACAGACGTGGTAAAGCGATCAACGTCAAAACCAAAAAGAAAAAATAATTTGCATTCATTGTAGATTTGTTATATACTTGTTGGATAACAACAGGAGAAACAAATGGCAGTAAGAAACTTTAATGACGCTGAAAAGCAGAAATTGATCCAGATCATTTCACAGGGCTCACAGGTACTAGGTGAGGTCGAGGACTTGAAAGGTGGATTGAAAGACACAGTGAAAGCAATCGCAGAGGAACTAGAATTGAAACCAGCCCTGATCAACAAGGCAATATCAGTTGCACACAAGGGCAACTACCAGAACATCGCAGATGAGATGGACACCCTGGAGAGCATACTAAACACAGCCGGCAAACTTTAATGTTAGACAAAGTCAGATCATTCTGGCTTCGTAGTTTTGAAAGTGACCGGACAGCGTTCTATTTTGAACTTGTCAGTTTCATATTCACAGTTGGAGCCAGCCTTACACTAGCGATCACAGCCTCAGATCCGGACATGACTATCGTGTATCCGGGATTCTTGGTAGGAGCACTCACACAATGTTATGCTTCATACAGAAGAGAAGCGGCATTCGTGATGATGATCACTGGCTACTTCGCAATCATAAATGTCTACGGTTACGGCGTGGCAAGTTATTGGTGGTAGTATAAAATGAAAAAATGTCTTTTAATAGGTTGTAGTAATGGTATTCCATTGCATAAGCAGTTCTCCAAATTTTTTGGTTCCGAAGACGTTGAATGGATAAATCTATCCGCCAGCGGATTTGGCAATAGGTATATCACCTCACGTTTATTTGAATATGTGGACGAAAGTGGAATACCAGATTACGTGTATCTACAATATTCCGGATTATCAAGAATTGACCTACCGTTTGACCCCAAAGTGACTATACCCGATTATGGAGGCCAGAGTAAAACCAACAGAAGAAATTGGGTTGCCAGTGGCGGTCGCAATGGATCTTGGCTTGCCTGTGATATGCTGAAAAAACTGTTTGCATACATGTATGATATCACATCAGAAAAGGGTCCTTACGATTTAAGTTTACATGAAATCTTTCGAGGTATAGAATTATGCAAGACCCTGAAAATACCTTACAACTGGAGCAGTTATTATGACTATACCAATCCCCCAAACAAAATGACAACTATTGATGGGTCGGTGTTCAAACTACCAGATTACATAGACATGTCTGGTCATATTGGAGAATCTCCATTAAACGTTGCTTATGAGTTAGGAGACATTCCCGATGACGGGGTGCATTATACCAATAACACTGGTGAACAATTTATTTTAAGAAATAAGGACAAATTTAATTTATGAGTTACATAGATGCACTATTCAAAAAAGATGAGGACAAGATATACGTCGTAGAACGTGATCCCAAGAAGGGTCGAATATTCACAGAGTACGATGCCAGGTACGTGTTCTACTACGAGGACGCAAGGGGCAAACACAGATCAATGACGGGTGCACCATTACAGAGAGTGCAGTGTGCCACCAACAAGGAATTCATAAAAGAACAGAGGATAAGATCCAACAAGCAATTATACGAGAATGACATCAATCCTGTGTTCAGGTGTTTGGAAGAGAACTACTTGGGCAAGGAAACCCCAAAACTCAACGTGATGTTTTTCGATATTGAAGTTGACTTCGATCCAGATCGAGGTTATTCAACAACAGATGATCCGTTCATGCCCATAACTGCCATAAGTTGTTACATGAGCTGGACGGACCAACTGGTCACATTTGCAGTACCTCCCAAGACCATCAGCATGACAGACGCGAAAGAACTTACAAAGAGATTCGAGAACACCATGTTGTTCGAGAAGGAGAAGGACATGCTGGACGCATTCCTGGAACTAGTGCAGGACGCAGACATACTGTCAGGTTGGAACTCAGAGGGATATGATATTCCATACACAGTTGGTAGGATACAAAAAGTATTAAGTTCAGATGACACAAGGCGTTTGTGTTTTTGGGGTGAAAAACCTAGAAAGAGAGTATTTGAAAAATATGGTCGAGAACAGTTAAGTTTTGATCTGGTAGGTCGTGTACACTTAGACTTGCTGGAACTATACAGGAAATACACATACGAAGAAAGACACAGTTTCAGACTGGACGCAATAGGCGAGCATGAATTGGACGAGAGAAAAACAGTATACGAGGGGTCACTGGACAACTTGTATAAAAATGACTTTGGACTTTTCATAGAATACAACAGACAGGATACTGCACTGTTGGCCAAGCTCGAGAAGAAACTGAAGTTCATAGAACTTGCCAACGAGATAGCACACCAGAACACTGTGTTGCTACAGACCACAATGGGTGCAGTGGCGGTGACTGAACAGGCCATAGTGAACGAGACACACAGACGTGGTATGCAGGTACCAGGTAGGAAATACAAGAAGGACGGTGAGGAGAACCAACCGGCCGCAGGAGCCCACGTGGCAACCCCACAAAAAGGGATACACGACTGGATCGGTTCTGTTGACATCAACTCGCTCTATCCGAGTGTGATCCGTGCCTTGAACATGGGGCCTGAGACTATAGTAGGACAGATAAGGCCAGTGATAACATCAGCAGAGATCAACAGGGCCAAACACGCCAAGAAATCATTCGCGGCCGCATGGGACAGCCAGTTCGGTAGTTGGGAATACCAAGCAGTCATGAATCAAGAGAAAGGCACAGAGATCATAGTAGACTGGGAAGACAAGACCAGTGTGCGTATGAGTGCCGCTCAACTTTATGACATAGTGTTTGACGGCAACAACAAATGGATGCTGAGTGCCAATGGCACAATATTCACATACGAGTATGAAGCGATCATACCAGGACTGCTGAAACGTTGGTATGAGGAAAGACAAGAGATGCAGAGAAAAATGCGTGACTGTGGAGACAACGAGATTGAACGGGAGTATTGGGACAAGAGGCAACTTGTTAAAAAGATTAACTTGAACAGTCTGTATGGTGCAATACTTAATCCGGGTTGTAGGTTCTTTGACATGAGGATAGGACAATCGGTCACACTCACTGGTAGATGTATAACCAAACACATGGCCAGCAAGGTCAATGAAATAGTCGCAGGCAAGTATGACCACAAAGGTGAGAGTGTTGTGTATGGAGACACAGACTCTGTGTATTTCTCAGCATACAAAACATTACAAAAAGAGATCAACGAAGGCCTCATACCATGGACCAAAGATTCTGTGCTAGGACTATATGACAAGATAGCGGAAGAGGTCAACGGGTCATTCAAGTCATTCATGACTCGGGCATTCCACACACCAAGTACACGTGGAGAGGTCATTGCGGCGGGTAGAGAACTTGTTGCGTCGAAGGGACTGTTCATCACAAAGAAGAGATATGCGGTGCTGTACTATGACAAGGAAGGCAAACGTGCAGACGTAGAAGGCAAGGATGGCAAGATGAAAGCGATGGGACTGGATCTTAAACGTTCTGACACACCTGTGTTCGTGCAGGATTTCTTGAGTGATCTTCTTTACATGGTGCTACAGGGCAAGGAAGAAAAAGAAGTGTTAAAAAAAATAAGCGAGTTCAGGTCAGAATTCAAAGCAAGGCCAGGATGGGAGAAAGGTTCTCCAAAAAGAGCGAACAACATGACCAAGTACACAGCGGCAGAAGAAAAGGCCGGTAGGGCAAACATGCCAGGGCACGTCAGGGCCAGCATGAACTGGAACAGGTGTAGGGAGATGTATGGTGACAAATATTCCATGCCAATAACAGATGGTGCAAAAGTGATTGTGTGCAAACTTAAAAATAATCCCATGGGCTATACCAGTATCGCATATCCTGTGGATGAGATGCGTATACCAGAGTGGTTCAAGGAACTGCCGTTTGACGGTGATGCCATGGAGGCCACAATACTGGACCAGAAGATAGACAACCTCATAGGAGTGTTGGATTGGGACGTGCAAAGCACAGAGACCACAAACACATTCAATAAACTGTTTACTTTCTAAATACAATTATGTTGAGCATTGAAGAAATAAAGTTACTGATAGAAAAACTGGAACGGGTCAAGAAAGAGGACCTACAACAGTTGATAGACTCAAACCTCAAGATTCTCAAGGACATAGAGTTGGCCGTTGACGCAAACAACAAGGAAGTAATAGATAGGCTTGACAAGACACCCGAATGGTTCAGACGTGATCTTGACCAGAAAAAACTCACGCCCATGATCGATCCCACTCTACAGAGATTCGTGCAGAGCAAGATATTCCAGTTCGCAAAGACCAATATCTACAACAGCCTCGAGATAGGACCAGGGGACGGCATGTTCTCCATGGATTTCAGGGCATGGAGATTGAATTACTTCGTGGACGTGCTTCTTTGCAGGGAGAAAGTGATTAGGGCACTGTTCAATACACAACACCACAAATACCTAAAATTTATTACCACAAAACAAACAGATTGTTCAAGTGTGCCGGAGAACAGTTGCAACCTTGTGTTCAGTTGGGACACATTTGTTTTCTTCACACAGAAACACATACAACAGTACCTACATGACATCAAGAGGGTTTTGATCCCAGGCGGTTATTGTTTCATACAGTACGCTGACTGCCACTTCGATCAGGAACTTGACCTTGCCCAAAGAGGTTACTGGAACTACAACACAAAAACTGCGATGACGCAGATCATCAAAGACGAGGGATACGAATTGGTAGAGATGAATCAATTCAGGCCCGGTGCCAGTTACGCCATATTCAAAAATCCTGGTAAACAAAATCCGGCTGTGTACAGAGTTTCTGAAATAACACTAGACTAAGACCTAAATATCCTATACAATAAGAACATTATGATAGACATCTTAAAAGACATCGTTAAACATACGCATGGACTGGGATTCTTGGATCTTGTTAAAATTACTGGCGACGACAAAGAGACTGCGATCGACAGTATGGCAGAAGACAGATCTGTGATCCTGCAAGGGTCTTTCCACAAACCACAAACGGAGATGACGGGTACGTTCGGTATGCCACAGATGGGCAAACTGGACATACACTTGAAGTGTCCGGAATACAAGGAGAAGGCAAACATAACTGTGTTGTCCGGTGAGAGAAACGGTGCAACCATTCCAACAGGAATCCATTTCGAGAACGAAAAGGGTGACTTCAAGAATGACTACAGATTCATGAATGCCGAGATCATCAATGAGAAACTTAAGACCGTGAAGTTCAAAGGTGTTAAGTGGGACGTTGAGATCGAACCAAGTGTGGCAAGTGTGCAAAGATTCAACTTCCAGGCAACAGCAAACACAGAACACAACTCATTCGTTGTGAGAACCGAGGATGGAAACTTGATTTTCACTTTTGGTGATCAAGCATCGCATGGTGGTGAATTCGTGTTCGCGACTGACGTTGAGGGAACACTCAACAAAGGTTGGAGTTGGCCGGTAGGACAGGTGCTACAAATACTTAAACTGTCTGATTCAGCGAAAGTTACATTACACTTCTCTAACGAGGGTGCTATGCAGGTTTCGGTTGATTCAGGACTGGGCAAGTATCAATACATCATACCAGCACAGGCGCAATAATGACGACAGATAATAGTAAGCAAGAACACTTAGGGGAGTTGAGCAGAGACTTCGCTGTGTTCTTGCCTGCTATATCAAACTTCTACAACACATTCATAAGCAAACAGAGAGTTTCAGAAGGCAAACACATATCAGCAGAGAGAATACCACAAGGTTTTGAAAATGGTGTTGAAGGGTTGAACTTCATAAATCCTGAGAAGGGCATGTTCACCTATCCAACAGCACTGTACTCGGCGGGACACGCCTGCCTTGACATGGACAAGGTCGGTGACAGGGATCACATGTTCGTCAACAGAGATAGGAAGTTCAGCACAATAGTAGGTGACTCGGGCGGATACCAGATAGGAAAAGGTGTGATCAAGTTTGATTGGAAAGACTTCGAGGGTAACAAGGCAAACACTGTAAGAAGCAATATTTTAAATTGGCTAGAACTTACTAGCGATTGGGCCATGACACTAGACGTACCCACATGGGCGGCGGATGATCTAAACAGTCCAAAGACAGGACTTACAAGTTTCCAGGACACACTGGATGGAACAATATACAACAACAAATTCTTTCAAAAGAATAGGCTAGGGCAAACAAAACTTTTAAATGTACTACAAGGCGATGACTGGAACACGGCACAGATATGGTATGACGCTGTCAAAGACTTCGAATTCGAAGGATGGGCGATGGGTGGTATCAACATGTGTGATATGGAAGTCATGCTCAAACGTTTGATCATAATGAGAGATGAGAAGAAACTGGATGGCAAGGATTGGATGCACGTACTAGGAACATCACAGATGGACTGGGGTTGTTATCTTACACAGGTACAGAGACAGGTAAGGAAACATATTAATTCCAACTTCACGATAAGTTTTGACAGTGCATCTGCATTTTTATCAACTGCTAATGGCCTAGTTTACACACATAACTCATTCACCCCAGACAGATGGTCATTTGTGATGGACAAGGCTCCAGATGATAAAACACTGAAAGGATCTGACATACAGTTTCCATTTGATAGCGGAATAGGACGTAGATTGAAGATGAAGGATGTTTGTTGGTATGGTGAGCAGGACGTCAACAAGAATGGCAAGATTGGTGCTACCAGTTGGGACAGTTTCAGTTATACTTTGATGATGGCCCACAATGTATACAACCAAATCAGAGCGATACAGATCGCAAACGATCTCAATGACATAGAATCTAGAAAATACAGACCAGAAGTAAAACACTGGCGTAAGACCAAAGCAAGTGACAAGACTGATGAGCCAAGCATTTATGTTCCCAGGAACATACTGTACTTCAATACTTTGGTGGAAGAAGTGTTCACCAGCGAGAAGCCTATGGATGTGATCTCAAACGCATCAAGTTATCTAGCAGACATCAGAGGCAACAGATGGGCCAGGGCCACAGGCGGTGGTAAAGGCACAAACAATTTCAGTTCTTTATTTGAATAGGAGGACACAATGAAGATAGCAAAGAGAAGAAGCAAAAAACTTAAGAAACTTGAGGAAGAACACACATACCTCGATAAGAAAGTAAAACAACTTACCAAAGACAGGCTCAAAGACAGAAGTACCGAGAGTAAGGATATTTTGTCAAGATTGAAGAGGACTAAATTAATGGTCAAAGATGCCATTGCAAAGGCAAAAGCCACGTTGACAAGTTGATCAAACCGTAATATAATAATAACATGGACAGAGATTACAAAACAGGCAAGAGCGACAGTGTAGGCATATTTTCAGGATTAGAGATAGAGCATACACCAGCATATGGATTACAGACGTTGTTCCTTGCGAGGAATGATCTACTGTTTGATCGGATAATAGAACTAGCAGAACAAGTGAATGCCAAGGCAATCTATTTTGGAGCAAACAGAAGTTTCATGCACAATATAGCCAACACATCACAATTAATCAAAAGATTAATGGACAGCGGTTATTGGTGCACAATAGACTACCAACACAGTGTACACGCAGAAGTCAAGGAGAGATTCAAGGATATTTGGAAGGAAGAAAAGTTTATACCATTCTGTTCTGTGATATTCCCTAATTCGGAGGATGACGATAATCTATGTATCAAAGTGGATGACGTAGACTTCGATGCAACAGGGCCTGGAGTATGGACAATGAGCATGAACCATTTCAAACAGAGTGCAGGATTCACATCTTGGAACGAATACAAACAAGACGAACCATTAGAGGAGAAAGATGCCAAGAAAGTTGTCTAAAGAGGCTCTAGCATATAGAGAAGGTGTAAGAAGTTTCAATGCTTGGATGAAAGATAATAAAAAACTCGAGAAGATGGGATTGTATGGCACAGACTACTACGTGAGAAGGGTCGAAGAACTAGAAGCAAAAGTAAAAAGATTAGAAGCAAGACTAAAAACAAAGGGGAAAAAATGAGTACTGAGGAAATGAGAGATCAAGCACTAACAGAACAAGCCAACAGAGGCCATAAAATGATTTGGATTACTTTTAGAAAAGAAGGATTGCACAAATACCCAGCGGCATTGGATGATCCTAAACTAGCAACAGGTGATGAGTATGATGTGAGTTTCTTAGGATATGTACACAGACACATATTCCATTTCAAGGTAGCAATAGAAGTGACGCATGACGACAGAGATATAGAATTCATACAGTTCAAGAGATGGATTGAGAACATGTATGCAGACGGCACAATGAAACTGGATTACAAATCGTGTGAGATGATGAGTGATGACTTGTACATGGCCATAACAAAGAAGTATCCAGGTAGAAAAATTGAAATAGACGTGAGTGAAGATGGCGAGAATGGAAGCCATGCAGTTTACGAAGTACCAGTGATGGGTGGAATATAATGAAAGAGATTCATATACAACAGAAGAGAGCAACAACTAGAATGGGACACCTGCCTGTAGAGGGTGGTGGCTTGAATGCTGGATATGATACAGTTGACGCAGTGGCTAACATCTGCACAACAGCAGGTAACCTCGGCATGGAGTATGGCAAGGACTTTATCTGGGCATACGCAGGATATGAAGATGTGGGAGAAGACCTTGATGAGTGTATCACACTGATGGTCAAGGAAGAAAAATACGAATCATTCCTACAACTTGCTATCCAAAACAATCACAAAATAAAACACACTAACGACGGAACAGTCAAACTAATCAAGGAGAGAAGATAATATGAGAGTACCATACACGAACTTTAAGACAAGAACAGGTGATGACAACGCAGTAGGCGGTTGTGCATTCATAGGCGGTGAATGGAAAGATGTAGACACAGCAGAAATTTTTGATAATAAGAAAATTGTAGTATTTGCACTTCCTGGAGCATTCACGCCCACTTGTAGTTCACAACAGGTCCCAGGATACGAAGAAATGTACGATGAGTTCAAAGCACAGGGCATAGACGAAGTATACTGCTTGTCAGTGAACGATGCATTTGTAATGAATGCTTGGTTCAACAACCAAGAGATCAAGAAAGTCAAACCAATTGGTGACGGCGAAGGTGTATTCACACAAGGCATGGGAATGTTGGTCAACAAACCTTTACAAGGTTTTGGCATGAGATCTTGGAGATATTCGATGCTAGTCGACAATGGAGAGATTATGAAGCAGTTTGTCGAAGAAGGACAGAATAATGCAAGTGATGATGACGACCCATTTGAAGTGTCTGACGCAAAAACAATGTTAGATTTTATCAAGTCAAATGCCGGGTAACTGGGACGGAAAATCCAGACCAGTTAACAACAAGTATCGGGAGAACTATGACGACATCTTCAAAGGAAAAACCACACGGGTGGCTAGAGGCAAAACAGTCAACGGGAGCAGTCTATGGGCTGGGAGTGGAGGAATCAAAAAGAGGCAAAGCGATAAGGAGAATCGCTCAGCCATTGACCGACAAACACTGGATAGGTAGTGGGCAAAGTGTCACATTGTTGCATAGGATCAACAGGATTGCCGAATATCTATTCACAAGAACAAAGAGGCACAAATAATGTATAGACCACTACCGGACGGTGTAACGATAAAACAATCGGAAGTGCAAGGCCTTGGATTGTTTGCAACAAAAGACTTTGAAGCAGACACGATCCTGGGTATTGTGCATATCATGAATAAAAACTTTCCACATGGTAGTATTCGTACTGCCTTGGGAGCATTTTATAATCATCATGATGATCCTAACTGCAAAAACCTAAAAGGTTTCTGGCATCAACTGCCTGTCTGTTATTTGATGACAGTGAGACCAGTTAAGGCAGGCGAAGAACTAACAGCAAAATACACTTTGTACAAAGATTTCAGTGACAAGTGGGAATAAAGGAGTTATAATAAGCATATGAAAATATTTTACATGGGACTAGAACCCTACGAAGGCAGATACACACTGCAATTACAAGACTGGACAGAACGTGCATACAAGAAAAGAGGTATAGAATACGTTGTTGTTCCGGGTACTACCATAGATGACACAAAAGCGATCAGTGTTGGACAGGTGCTTGACGCACACGGAAGATCATACTTTGGCATGAGTCAGATGATGAATCTTGTACAGATGATGCGTAATGGAGAAGTAACAAGTAAGGACATAGTATTCTTCGAAGACATGTTCCAGCCAGGCATGGAATCATTGCCCTACATACTACATCAAGTTGAAGACAAACACAGACCAACGATATATCTTAGATGCTTGGCACAGGCCATAGATCCAGATGACTTTGTACATGTATGGGGCATGAGCAAATGGATGAGCATGTATGAACAGATGTGTAATGAAATTCCTAATGTAAAAATACTCGCAACCAACGAAGAGATGGTGGCACACATGAAAATAGCAAATTGGTCAGCACCCATATACAACATATCGGGCTTGAGTTTTGGCAAGGAAGAAGTGCAAAGCAGGGTTCCAGACAGGAAACCTTTCAATGAAAGAAAACAGAGAGTCATATTTGGAGCGAGATGGGATCAGGAGAAACAGCCACAGTTCTACATGACGCTGGCAATGAAATACAAAGATAAACACCCAGATGTGGAATTTGCAATATGCCAAGGTGGTCCTTTGAGATCAAACAACCAAATCTTCGTGGACGAGGCAAAGTATCTTGCAAAACAAGGCACAATAACCATACATGAGAACCTGAAGAAGAACGAGTACTACGAACTACTCGCAGACTCGAGGGTGATGTTCAACTGTGCTTTACAGGACTGGGTATCCAACACAGTGAGTGAAGCGGATGCAATGGGGTGTAACACACTGTTTCCGGCATACAGATCATTCCCAGAGACATTCGCAAATGACCACACAAGAATGTATGTTCCATGGTCAGAGCAAGACGCAATGGAAAAACTAGAAGTATTATTAAGCAAACCATCCCCTAGTATAGGTAAATTATCTGATTGGACCGACGGTACCATAGACAGGATGATTGACATCATGACAGGCAAGGGAGAACAATGGAGAAGAGATGGAAGACACTACAGGACACCAGTTTCCGAAGCAAAATATTAACACACTGAGCAAGGCCGTGCTGGTCACGGGCGGAGCGGGTTATGTGGGTTCACACACCTGCAAACTGTTGGCCAAGAATGGATTCACTCCAGTCACGATAGACAGGCATTACAGAGAGGGTCTGAAGTCGTTTGGCCCGAACTACAATTTGAATCTCCCACAGGAGATGGACAGGGTTGACGAGATAGTCAACAGATACAACATAAGCAGTTGCATACACTTCGCGGGTAGCACCAGTGTACCTGAGAGTGTTGCAAATCCTTCATTGTATTACAAAAACAATTTGATCATGACCATATCATTACTGGACAAACTTATCGAGTGTGGAGTCAAGACATTCGTTTACAGTTCAAGTGCGGCCACGTACGGTGATCCAGGAATGCAGTTGGCCATGGAGTCTGATGTTGCTGACCCGATCAGTGCATATGGAGGTAGTAAGTTAATGATAGAGATGGTGTGTAAAGATTATCTGAGAGCATACGGATTATCAAGTGTTGGATTGAGATACTTCAATGCCGCAGGAGCAGACCCAGAAGCAGAGGTAGGAGAGTTAAGGGAAAAAGAAACACACATCATACCACTGGCCATCGAGGCCGCGAAGCAGGGAAAAACATTTAAAATCTTTGGTGACAAGTATCCTACCGATGACGGGACCTGTGTGAGAGATTACGTGCATGTGATGGACCTAGCAGACGCACACATAAAAGCATTGAATCACGCTTCGGAGAATCCAGTGGCGGAAGTGTTCAACCTAGGATCAGGGGAACCTGCTTCAAACAAGCAGTTGATAGAAGCGGTACAGAAACATGCAGGGGAGATGAACATAGAGATGCATGACAACAGACCCGGAGATCCTGCATACCTTGTGGCAGACACCAGCAAGGTAAAGGAAATTTTAGAGTGGGAGCCCACACAGAGCAGTCTTGACAACGTGGTGGCAACTGCTGTACAATGGTATAACAAGACACACAAGAAGGAGATACAATGACAGACTCAGATGAAAAACAAAGAGCACTAGACGCCTCAATGGAAAACGAGAGCCAGGAATCACAATCAGGTTATAGCCCAATGGTGCAGATATCTTTGAAGGAATATGACAAGTTGAAGGAGAGATCTAAATACATCACCGACAGGGATCTGATCGGTTGCATTGACAAGATAGAAGAACTTGTAAGGGCATTAAGGAAACACATAGTCAGAGGAGATTTTGAATAGTGGAAGATACATTAAAAGATAGTTGGGAACCCAAGGCTTCAACAAGCCAAGAGATTAGGAAACGTGTAGAGGAGGCTGGTGCACGAGCATGGGCCAACGACAATATCAGTGAATTCATTGAAGAAGGTGAGAAACAAAAACTTATAGACGAGGCCATACCGGCATTTGAAAATGTGTTACAAAGCCTCGTGATTGACACGAAGACTGATCCAAACAGCATGGACACTGCAAGACGAATGGCCAAGATGTACATCAACGAGATCATGTCTGGTCGTTATGACGAAATGCCTAACCCTAGTGCATTTCCTAACTACATTGAAGGTGGATATGAGGGCATGTTGGTCGTGAGGAGTGAACTTACGAGTTTGTGTTCACATCATCACCAAACGGTCAAGGGCGTGGCATACATTGGTATCATCGCAGGACCTAAACTACTAGGACTGAGCAAGTACACAAGGATCGCTCAATGGTGTGCAAGACGTGGTACACTACAGGAAGATCTAAATGTGATGATTGCCAATCAGATAGAACAAACAACTGGCAGTAAAGATGTCGGTGTGTATGTTCAGGCCACACACGGATGTTGTGAGAACAGAGGTATCAAGGCTCACAGCAGTTTGACACAGACGACTGTGTTGCGTGGAGCATTCAAGAATGATAATGCCACTAAGAAAGAGTTCATGGACAACGTTAAACTACAACAACAGTTTGCGTGTTAACGGATGCCTAAGAAAAACATTACAAAAAAAGAGAAAAAAATTGTAGACGACCTGTGGGAATATACAAAACAGGCCAACATGAAATCGGACAACATAGAAATGGGTTCAGATGGAATACAGAACACTGGAGACTTCTCTTACAGTTTTAGAGACCTAGGTGACATGGGACAGTTGGATCTTTTTGACGAGATGGACATGAGGGACAAGTACCCAGCACTGAATCAAGCATGGGAACACTACCAGAGTGTGCTACAAGTCTGTAAAACTAAGGAAAAAGAAGATGCGGATTAACACAGAACCAAAACTTAATTTTGAGGACGTACTGCTTCAGCCAAAACGTTCTACACTGTCTAGCAGGAGAGATGTAGACATGACTCGTAAGTTCACGTTCCGTAACTCAGGCAAGGTGATGGATTTCCTTCCTATATTTGCAAGTAACATGGACGGTGTTGGTACATTCTCTATGGCAAGGGAAATGCAGAAGCACAAGATGATGACCGTTATCACAAAAACTACCACACCAGAGCAATGGAAAGAGGCCGCAGGCACAGGATTGAGAATGCAATCGGTGTCAGTGTGTACAGGAACCAACGTGATGTGGGATCCGGAAGCACCTGATTGGGCGACCATGAATAGAGTTTTAGAAATGTTTCCAGATGTAAAGATGATCACTGTTGATGTAGCGAACGCATATCACCAGAACATGGTAGATTTCATAAAAAAGGTTAGAGATGAATATCCAGACAAGGTTATCATAGCAGGCAACGTAGTGACACCAGAGATGACAGAAGAGTTAATAATAAATGGTGCCGACGTGGTCAAAATAGGGATAGGGCCTGGATCGGTTTGCACTACAAGAACGATGACCGGTGTTGGTGTACCACAATTTTCGGCAATAGTGGATTGTTCAGATGCGGCAAACGGTGTTGGTGGACACATAATGGCTGACGGTGGTTGTGTGTATCCAGGAGATATAGCAAAAGCATTTGGTGGAGGAGCCCACATGGTCATGATTGGTGGCATGTTGGCAGGACATGATGAATCAGAACAGCCAGTAGTAGATGGCAAAGTAGAATTTTATGGAATGAGCTCGGACAGGGCTCGTGAGAAACACGGCAAACGCAAGGACGGATACCGAGGCAACGAAGGTCGACTGATATCCTTGCCCCACAGAGGACCTGTTGAAGGAACCTTGGAAGACATACTAGGCGGAGTAAGAAGTGCCTGCACATACATAGGTGCAAGAAGACTCAAAGACATGGCCAAGTGTGCTAGTTTCGTGACAACCAACAACGTGATCAACAGGGTCTATGAGCGATACACAAAATAGAATAGAAGATCTAGAACAAAAAATTGAGACACTCGAAGATCAATTGACCAGTGTTCGCAAGGTCACACCATTGCACGATATCACTTGGTATGTTAAATGGGTATCTGTGTTCTTTGTGTGTTGTGCGGTGCTTTGCAGATCAATTGAAGAAGTACCAAAGATATATGATGTGTTCTTTTCAATAATTGGAACAGCAGGCTGGCTTTGGGTGGGATTCAAATGGCATGACCGGGCACTTATAGTTTTAAATACGATACTACTGGCGATGTTGGTATCAGGAGGAGCGAGGTATATTGTACAATGGCTGATGATGTAAAGAAGAACTATTTCACAACAGGACAGATGCGTAACGCATTAATACAGATCGAGGACAAGATGGTCCATAGCAACTGGATGCCAAACATCATACTGGGAATAAACAGAGGTGGTTGCATACCCGGTGTGTACCTTTCGCACAGGTTAAAAACAGCACACGAAGTGCTAGATGTGAGATTGAGAGATCACACTGCCAAGCCTAACCTAACCGTGTTGGAGAAAGCATTCGCATTCCAAAAGAAGATACTGATCATAGACGACATAAATGATTCCGGGGCAACATTCCAGTACATACTTGACCACTTCGGAAAGCGTGAGGACAGGATCAAATTCGCGGCCTTGATAAACAACAAACCTTCAAAAGTAAAAGTAGATTACCATGGATACGAGATCAACAAGGACGAAGTGCCCAGTTGGATAGTATTCCCATGGGAAGAATGGGACAAGTGAAATACATCCTAGTTTTCTCATTTATCTACAAACACTATACAAAAAGTTTCGATATAAAACTGTACAGCGATGACACTATGTTGGACGACATATCGCTGACCCACGATATAAATTATCGCACAGTAGACAACACCCAATCAAAAAAGTACAAGGGAATCAAACAATTCAACTGGTGGTATTCTAAACTCAGAGACAAGGCCCAAGAATTACCAGAAAAAATTTTCGTGTATGAAGTGGACGAGTCCGTCCTAGGCAATTACATAAAGATAAAAATAGCAGACGATGGATCTAACAGCACAAACGGTTTCATGACCAAGTCTAACATGTTCATGATCGATAAGTTATTCCTTTTTCCAAAATTCTTATTTGAGTCACATGACAAACTGCGGAAGTTGGGAGACATGCTATGGAGAAATCCAAAGTTCATACAGCACACAGAAGCAGGAGCGGATCCAATCGACAGAGACAACGACAACGCCGTAGAATGGCCAGGCACTGATGCTGTGCTTGAAAATGGTAATTTGACCAGTGCAACATGGCACGGCGGGGTCAAACAATTAGATGTGCCCTTAATCAAAAAATTCAACACTTATTTTTTGCACCCTTGCAAAAAGAACATGCGAGATGGAAGACCAATCAAATGGAATTTTGATCCAAGTATCTTTGAGTACGATGAAACCTTCAATATCCTACAAAACGTTAAAACACGGCCGCCACAGTATTCAAGTAACGTAAAAGTTGTATCACTGTAAAAAATCTTGTTTCAGTGTTTGACACATCCATGGTAAATCCTGTACAATTAAGGTAACATTAAAAAACCTATAGGAGATTAAATGTTCAAAAACGTAGACAAATCAATGCTGTTGAAATTAGTGGCACTTCACGTGATAGTGATCACTGTTTCAAATGCGTTAGTGGCTATACCGGTAGAGATATTCGGTGTGAAATTGACGTGGGCGGCATTCACATTCCCATTAGTAGTAATAGCAACTGACTTGACTGTCAGGCTACTGGGTAAAACAATAGCAAGACAAACAATCGCGGCGGCTTATCCATTAGCAATAATTGGATCCATTGCAGTTGTCTTGGCAGAAGGAGCACCGGGATCGGTCGCAGTAAGAATTGGTTTCGCAAGTGCCACTGCTTATGCAATTGGTACAATGCTTGACGTGTATGTATTCCAATACATCAGAGAAGGGTTCAAGAACAATTGGTGGTTGGCACCAGCGGTATCAACTATCGCGGCTAACATCATTGACACTTACACTTTCTTTGCTGTTGCATTCAACAACAGTGCAGACGAGTACATGGCGGCAAACTGGATGGAGATCGCAGGATCTCAAGTTGTAATTAAAATTGCAGTCGGCTTGTTAGTATTCCTACCAGCATATGGTATTTTACTGAACAGACTACAAAAAAGTTACAAACTGAAATAGTATGATGAACAAAGTCTACACAGGCGCCGGTATACTAGCAGTAGTACTAGCGGTTACGGCTGTCGTGGCATTCACACTACTTTAGAATCAATGGGGGATTTATTTCCCCCATTGACAAAACATCTAAATACATTTATAATAAAAACATCATGGGAAACAAAGCAGGAAAAATTTGGGGATCAACAGAACTAATCGAAGCGAACGGTTCTTGTGAATTTCACAGGATAGATTTTGTGAAAGGTGGCACGTGTTCAAAACACAAACACGAATACAAATGGAATGGTTTCTACGTGATGTCAGGCGAGATGAAGATCCGTGTGTGGCAGAAGGACTACGACCTAGTAGACGAGACCATACTTAAAGCCGGTGACTACACAGCAGTGAAGCCAGGACTATATCACTCTTTCGAGGGATTAGAAGATGGTGTTGCGTTTGAGTTGTATTGGGCGGAATTCAGACACAACGATATACAAAGAGAATCTGTGGGTCATTTACAGACAGGCAACGTAGTAAGGCTTGATAAAAAAAATGACAAATCAAGAAAATAAAATACCTATCAAAGGTTACGCAACTTTCGATCCATTAAAACACTGTTGGATTGGATCCGGATTTCAAGCAGAATGGTTTCATGACCTACCTATATACAAGAACAACAAGATCATGGATCCTCTCAAACGTATTGCAGATGAAACAGAAGAGGATTATCAAACACTTGAAAAAATATTAAAAGACGCAGGTGTAAAAACATATAGAAGTTTTTTAGATATTAACAAAGTAGGATCACTTAAAAATATATTTAGGCCTCCAGTAAATCCAAGAGATCATTTCGCAGTAATCGGAGAAACACTTTATGCTGTGTGTGGACCTATCGACGGCTATACTGATGTATTAAAAAGAGTTCCTAGAAAAAATTTAAGGATAGATAATACTCCTCCTGTCATTTCTACGGCTTCTATCTGTCGTGTTGGTAAAGATTTATGGTGGGACATACATTCTGAAGTACCAAAACAAATAATGAACAAGTATGCCCAAAAATGGAGAGATGAAGGATTCAGAGTACACATTTCGGATAGGGGATATCACAGCGACGGAGTATTTTGTGTGGTTAAACCAGGTTGCATCGTATCTTTGAAAGAAATACAGAAATACGAGGAAAACTTTCCAGGATGGGACGTCCTCTACCTACCCGATCAATCATGGGACAAGGTAAGTCCTTTTTTGAAGATGAAGGACAAAGTGGGTGGACAGTGGTGGCTCAACGGTGAAGAACACAATGACCAATTAATACAATTTGTAAACACCTGGTTGAAGGACTGGGTTGGGTATGTAGAAGAGACAGTGTTTGATGTGAACATGCTTTCTATTGATCAAAACACGATTATATGCAACAATTACAACAAAACAGTTTTTGACCATTTTAAAAAACACAAAGTCGAGCCTATTGTTTTCAACTTTCGACACAGGTACTTCTGGGATGGCGGCATACACTGTATCACACAAGATTTGTATAGGGAAGGCACACAGGAGGATTATTTTGGCTAACATATATACTATATACGCAGACCACAAAAAAAATATTACAGCACATGATTTTGTTGCCAAAATGAGTCTGTTCCTTGATAAACTTGTTGAACACAACAAGATGATTACGTACAGAATCACGAGAATGAAACTAGGTTTTAGATCAATGGACATGCCTGAGTTCAGGATAGACATGGAGTTTGTAAACATGCAGGCACTCGACGACGCCATGACAATAACCATAGCAGACAAGGATGTTGACAAAGTACACGTAGGTTTCAACCAATATGTGGATGTTGAAACTATACAACATTTCCTTTACCGAGATTTCCCAGACGACCTAAATAAACCAAAGTTGACAGAAAAGCAAGAACAGTTTACAATGGATGATATAGTCAAGGCAACAAAAGATATAGATCCGGACCTATGGAAAAAGAAATAGAAAAAAAATATTACTATTCAGAGATATTTCACAGCATACAAGGTGAAGGACACTACACGGGTGTGCCCACTGCATGGATAAGATTCTTCTTGTGCAATTTACAGTGTAGCGGATTCGGACAAGTGGATCCAACCAATCCGGACACGTATGATCTACCGTTTGAAGACTTTGACGTCGACAGTGTAAAGAGGGTTGAAGATTTACCCGTGTGGGAGAAAGGTTGTGATTCCAGTTACACATGGGCAAAGAAGTTCAAGAAATTGATGGGACACGAGACTCCTACTGTGATGGCGGACAAGATCGTAGACATACTCAAGACTGACACAAACGCAAATGGATTGTTCCTACATCCAAACTCACGACAACACCAACACCTGTGTTTCACAGGCGGAGAACCACTGATGATTACAGGGCAGGCCGCCAGCATGGGCATATACAAGGCATTGGAAAAGAGAGCAAACTTGCCAAGTTCAATGACATATGAAACAAACGGCACACAAAAACTTACTGAACCATTCAAACAGTGGGTAAAAAATATTCCGGAAGAGATATTCTTTAGTGTGAGTCCCAAACTATTCACAGTGTCAGGGGAGAAGACAGAGAAGGCAATCAAACCTGAGAACGTAGCAGAATATAAGGAGTGTTCGGACAGAGGACAACTGAAATTTGTTGTGGGAGATGAAAGACGACAATGGGAAGAACTAGAAAACACAGTGAGAAAATTCAGAGAGGCTGGTGTAGATTGGCCAGTATGGATAATGCCTGTAGGAGCAAGAGAAGAAGAACAAACAGCAGGTGCTGGTAAAGTGGCAGAAGAGGCATTCAAAAGAGGGTACAACGTGGCGGCCAGAGTACACGTATACCTGTTCGGTAATGCAATAGGCACATAGGATTGCACATAAGTACATTATATTTTGTTGTAACGCTCCCAGAGAAGTTCACAGCATTAACCCCCAAAAATTATTGATATGGAACTTGTTATATTATTGGCAGGTATTGTGTACGGCTTGATCATTGGCCTAATACCAGCCGCGGGAGCAACGACAGGACTAATCACACTATTTGGATTCATGCCCTACTTTGTGGGCGACCCCTACCTGGGTGTGATCTTTTGTGTGGCAGTCGTGGCATCCTCAACAACCGGTGATTCTTTCAGTGGTGTGCTATTAGGCATACCCGGGGCCAACTCTGCGGCGGCAACAATGGTTGACGGATTCCCAATGGCCAAGAACGGTGAGGCGACACGGGCATTGAGTGCCGCGATAACATCAAGCACAGCGAATGGTTTGTTCTTTGGATCACTTACATTTTTATTCTTGCCATGGTACACCAAGGTTGTCATGTACATGGGCATACCAGAGTTATGGGCATTGGTACTACTAGCATTTGTGACTGTGGGCTTTGTATCCACTAGGAAATATTTCAGGAGTGCGTTGGCGATAGCATTAGGAGTCACCATAGGTCTGGTAGGAGTTGATGTAAACAACGTTCCACGTTTCACAATGGGTTGGAGATATTTAGAAGATGGTATACAAATACTGCCTTATGTTGCAGGACTGTTCGCAATACCAGAACTTTGGAATGGATGGTTCAACAGAAAGAAGACTACAACAATCAAAGCAGAACACGGCAGTTGGCAAGATCTAAAACAAGGTGTAAAAGATACTATTAGATGTTGGAAGGATAGCATCAGGGGAGGAGCCATAGGTTCTTTCATAGGACTGCTACCTGGACTGGGTGGTGCAATGGCAGACTGGTTAGCATACGGTGCCACGGTGGCGGCCAATCCCAAAGAGAAGTTTGGTGTGGGCAACGTCAAAGGCGTGATAGGTGCCGAAGGTGCCAACAACGCACAGAAGGCCGCATCGTTTATTCCAACTGTGCTGTTTGGAATCCCAGGTGCAAGTTTCGCCGCGATACTGATGGGACTATTTTTATACCTGGGCATTGACCTAGGTTCACCTGATACATTTTACGACGACAGATTATTTGACAGCATGACATTTGCTTTTTTAATAGGAACAATCATAACTGCTGTCATCTGTTATGGACTGGCATATTTCGCGGGGTGGGTTACAAGAGTACCATATGTGTATTACTTTCCTTTCATACTTGCTGTGATAGTTTGGGCGACCTTGCAATACACAGGCGGGTGGGAAGACCTTGCAGTGCTATTAGTGTTCTCAATCATGGGACTACTATGTAAAAAATTCCAAGTGAGCAGGCCAGCACTGCTTATTGGATATCTATTAAGTGATCGAATATATAGCCTCACTTATCAACTAACAACACTCCACACGGTAAATGATTTAGTCACGAGACCGATCTTTATTTGCATAATGATCTGTGTTATACTTTTACTGTATTGGGGATTAACAAAACGGAGTAAACTAGACTATGCTTAAGAAAACAATAATGGCCTTGTTCTTAATAACAACAACAGCATTGGCAGATTACAATTTAATCGTGCCACAAAAACCATCTGGTGGAACTTCTGTGTGGGCACAGATAGTTGTAGCAGAATGGGAGAAACACCTAGGTGAGAAGATTAACTTGATATACAAGCCAGGTGCAAGAGATCAACTGGGGCCAAACGAGTTCCAAAATGAACTTAGATTCAACAACAAGACTATACTTGTATCACATGGCGGTAACGGTATATCATATCTTACTGAGCCAGTTGATTACAACTACTTTGACTGGGAATCAGTGGGACACATGAATCTCAACATCATTGTTGGTGCGAGGAATAAAGCAGACACCACAAATGGCCCAATACAGTTTCCGTCAGGATCTGGAATGACCCCAGAGATTATGGCAATCGTTATGTTGCTTACAGGTCCCAACGGTGATCCAATCAAAACATTTGAAGACAAGATCATTTGGGTAAAAGGAATGAAAGGCTCAGAGAGAAGACTTGCATTCATCAGAGGTGACTTGAACGCAACCAGGGAGAACCCTGCCGCATACAAGAAACACGTTATGCCAGTAATAGGCAAAGGTGACGCATACACTTGGTTCCATCATGGACTACTAAATGTTAACACAGGTGATCATGATGAAGATCCTAACTTCACAGAACCAACGTTTGAAGCACTGTATGAATCTACATATGGCGTTGCACCAAGTGGTGACTTCTATGATGCATACAAACTTGTAAAGAGTTGGAGAGATGCATTACAGAAAGCATTCTGGGTGAACGCAGGCAATCCAAACAAACAAAAACTTGTCGACGCTTTAGACAAGATGATCAAGGATCCTGAGTCGGTGGCCGCCATCGAAAAGAAAGTGGGCAAGTACGAGTGGAGAACAGGTGAGGAAGGTGATGCCGCAGTGAGAACACTGAAGTCATTCATCACACCTGGTGCATTGAAAACACTATCTGATTTTGGAAAGAATCAATTGGGCTACAATGCCATCTACAAGGAAGAGTTGACCAAGTAGATGTATATTTTGTTTACAGGGGCACCAGGATCAAAGTGGAGTAGTGTTGTCAAGAACATCTACTGGAGTGATGACATAGATCACACAGACTACTCCGAGGCAAGGACCTACTACCACGATGCCGATACCCCTGGACGCAAACATCTTATGCATACAGGAGCCTATTGGGATCCAGGCATGGAGTACGACAACGGTCGAGACGAATGGGACAAGCCATTCTCGGGCACGGGCCGGAGGATCATCAAGTCACACACGTTCGCACACCAACTGGACGAACTGAAGACGCTGGGACACCCCATCGTGCTGGTCCGCAGGAGCAACATGGAATGTTATGACTGGTGGAAACTGTGTGGGGAGTTCAGCATAACATATCCCAACTACCAACACTTCGAGAACTTGGACAAGATGTGGACGCACATACAGGATGAAAACACAGACATCACACGGTTCATACAGCAAAACCTAAACAGGATAACCTGTCCCGTGGACAATTTTGACCTGTGCCGGGTCCTAGGAATAAAAGAACCAGGTCCCAGAGACAGCATACATACACACAACTACACGAACAAGGATATCAAGGTATATGTCTACAAGTAATTGGGAAGACGCAAAATTAAGAAGCAACTACCACTTCAACAAATGGCACAAGGACACAGAATGTGTTGAACACCTGGGCAAGTTTACAGGTGGATGGCAGACAGAACTACAAGCAGTGATAGAAGATGGCAAACCTCTGAACTGGGGCAACCGTAGAGAAGGTACAGGCAGAGAAAACACCAACATCAATGTCGAAGCAGAAGAGAATGATCTAAAGACAGCAGGTGCAGATCCCAAGATGACAATATACAGAGGACTAGCAGACTTCACTAAATGTCCAACACTGCAAAGAATGACAGACTACTTTGCAATGACTTCTACAAAATCTAAACTACACATACAGTTCACTGGAGAAGTATTGAACACGCACATAGACAAATTGTATGATCTAGATGCCAACCCTAATAATGTTGTTCGTATAATGGTAATGTTGCAGGATTGGGAACCAGGACAATTCATAATGTACGGTAACGAACAGTTCGACAGATGGCGGACAGGAGACATACACAAATTTGATTGGCAGAACCTACCACACTCAACAGCAAACGCCAGCAACAAGCCTAGGCCCATGTTGGTAATTACAGGTGTCATGACTGATGAGACTAGACAGATATTGTCAAAGCCGATAAAAAAAAATATATAGACTTTCTTGCTACTATTATATAATATAACAGTATGAATAAAAAGATATTCGCAAAACTGCTAGTACACAGCCAAAACGACCTAAACAAGATAACACAACCCTACATCAAAGAAACATTTGGGGTGGAAGTTAAGAGATGTGACACCATAGAACAATACGTACAAGTAATAGACGACGCCTGCCTAAACAAATACTTCTCCAAATACTGGCAGAACGACATGAAGAAATGGAAGTACTCTGGACTTGCACTGATAGACGAAGTCAACAATCTTAAGCCTAGGGCAGTGCTTGATGTTGGGTGTGGGTACAATGAGTTTAAGGGCAAAATAGATAATTTGATAGGAATAGATCCATACAACGATGAAGCAGACCTTAAAGTTAGCACACTGGAATACAAGACAAATCAGAAGTTTGATGCGATATTGTGTCTTGGTTCGGTGAACTTTGGTAACAGAGACAAGATCATTGCAGAGGTATCGAGATGTGTGCATCTGCTGGCAGACAGTGGTATCATGTTCTTCAGGGTAAACCCAGGTGTGCAACACGACAAGCCAGAAGCATACTGGATAGAGTTCTTTGGATGGAATGTTCCTTTTATCATAGAACTTTCCAATATGTTTAATTTGGATATATTGGATATTAGAGACGACACTAACCAAAGGAAATACTTTATATTTAGAAAGAAGTTGACTAATCTGGAAAAATAAAGTAAAATATACATATGAAGGTAAAGAAAACAGCAAAGACAACTATTAAGAAAAAACTAAAAAAAGGTTCTAAGAAAAGTGAAGAGCCAATTGTAAAAGTTCTTAATCTAAATGTTAATCCTGAGAATCCTAGGAATGGTTTCTTTGAGCTAGACTGGAATCCTGAGTTTGTAAATATGTTGAAACAATCTGGATATCAAGGCGAGAGCGAAGAAGAGATTGTCGACAAGTGGTTCCAAACACTATGTCAGACTATTGGCAACGAGCAAGGCTTAGACGTTAATGCTTCGGGCTATGTAAAGATGACTAGAAGAGATGACGGAAAAACTGAGGTGTCGTAATGACACACATCCTAGTAGACACAGCAAACACATTCTTTAGAGCTAGACACGTAATCAGAGGCGACACCTCCGAGAAGGTTGGTATGGCCATTCACATCATGATGAATTCAATTAAAAAAGCCTGGCAAGACTTTGGCGGCACACATGTTGTATTTTGCCTAGAGGGTAGATCATTCAGGAAAGATATGTATGCTCCATACAAACGTAATCGTAAAGAGATGGCAGATGCCATGACCGAGAAAGAAAAGGAAGAGAATGAAGTGTTCTGGGAAGTGTATGATGACTTTGTTGACTTTGTAAAGACGAAAACAAATGCAACAGTTCTAAGAAATGGCAGAACAGAAGCAGATGATCTCATCGCACGTTGGATAGACAAACATCCTGAACAAAACCATGTTATCATCAGCACGGACAAGGATCTGAATCAATTGATTACACCTAAAGTAAAGCAATACAATGGGGTCAATGAAACAACAATGACACACGAGGGTTGGTTTGATAGCAAGGGCAATCCTGTTATAGATAAAAAATTAAAAGCACCCAAGCCTGCACCTGACACGGAATGGCTTGTGTTTGAGAAGGCCATGAGAGGTGACCCAAGCGATAACATATTCAGTGCTTACCCTGGTGTGCGTACAAAGGGCACAAAGAACAAGATAGGACTACAAGAAGCATTCGCAGATCGTAAAGAGAAAGGATACACATGGAACAACCTGATGTTGAGCAAATGGGTGGACCATGATGGCAACGAGCACAGAGTAATGGAAGACTATGAGAGAAACAGATCACTGGTAGATCTACACGCACAGCCAGAGGCCATAGTGGAAGAACTTGATCAAACAATCGCACA